AGCAGCTGGAACACCGAGGAGGTCTATGACGTGTGCGATGCCTCCGGCGGCTTCCTCTGGCCCGTCAAAGGAGATCCGCGAGCCACCGGCACATGGAACGAGACCCGCGCTGCGTCACGAAACAAAGACGTCAAACTCTACACGTATTCTGACACGCAGCTCAAAGACGAGTTCTACGGCAGGCGCATCCAAAAAGGCAAAGGCCCCAAAATCATCATCCCCACCGATGCCGACATGGAGCTGAAGACCGGACTGATGGGCCAGATGAAAGACCGTCAGACCAACCTCTGGAAACGCGTGCAGAATGACCACCTAGGCGACTGCGGAAAATACGCCCTGCTCGCCTCTCAGATCGCCCGAAAAGCCAAGTTCATCGACTTCTGAACGCTTCAAGCGCAGGCACCGCCGACTAATTACAATCCACCCACACTTACCATGCCACGTTCACCGAAGTTAAAGACACCCAAAGGTCAAACATATCAGACGGTTGCCCCTGCCGCGCATGGTTCGCGTTCGCGCTGGAAGCATGTTGAAATTGCCAATCGCTTTCTGCCTAATTCCTCCATTGAGGATAGGGCAATGCGGCGGATTGATAACCTGCGAATTGGTAAAGATCGGAAACGGCTACTTGCTCTTTTGGCTGCGTATGAATTGCCGCAGCCTTGCAACGCTTGCGGGGGCGCGGGCGGTAAGAGGTCGCGAAACAGCGGTAACATTTCTCACAAGTGCGCCGCGTGCGATGGCTTTGGAGTTGAAGCGAACAAATAGCTCAGCAGCAGACGGCTTTGCGGCTGTCTGCTGCTGCGGAAGTTCACCGCAGCATTGACACCCGGGCACGACCATGCCCGTCTCCGTTTCAGACCTGCGCCAGGAGTGGCTATTCCTGGCCCGCAACCTCTACCCCGCCACCGACTACGCGGCCCAGAAGACCTACCTCTGGAAAGAATACACCGCGCTTACCGCCGCAGGCGATGCCGAGGGCACTGCCGCCTCGAAGGACGGAGCCAATGGAGCCTTCCAATGGAGGGGAGCCACGCCCGAGGAAAAACGGCTCGCCTTGCGTGGAGCCATCGAGCACCTCGAAGGACTCATCGCCGGTGAAGTCGCCAGCCAATACGCCAAGCCCTTCGGCTTCAAATTTGTGGGCACCCCACACGAAACCTTCGAGACCTCTGAATACCTATGAGCCGCAAAAAGGCCACCGCACCGACCGGAAAAGCTCCGGTCTTTTCCCCGACCAACGCACTGGGCCCCACCACTGGCACCGTCCGCGTCGCTCCGCAGCGCATGTGGAGCAACAAATCGCTGGAGGGCATGGCGAAAAACCGCAACCGCGTGGAGGTCTCACGCTTCCTCCAGGACGAGATTCCGGTCGTGAAATACGCGGTGCAAACCTTGCCCAAAGAAGCCATCGGCAAAGGCATCGGGCTCAAATCCATCTCCACGAATCCCGAGTTCAAAGCCGCTGCCACCGCGTTCTTCGGCAAGTGGGCCAGCTCCACCGCTTGCGATCTTCGCAAAGAAAGCACCTTCTACCAGCTCCAGCCCCGCTGGCTCAGTGCCATTCTCGGCGACGGTTCCTGCTTCGTGCAAAAAGTAAAAGGCGACGAAATGACCCGCACCTGGTCACTGGCCGACAAATCCAAACGCCGCGTTCAATTTCAGACCTTCACCCGAGACCAGGCGTGCTCGCCCGCCAGTGCCATCGACAAGGAAGACCGCTGGAACGATGGGCTCCTTTACAACAACTTTGGCCAGCTGGCGAAGGTCCGCATCTGCCTCGATGGCGATCCCTATTCACGCGATTCCCGCTTCGTGGATCTCGATGCCAATTTCATCAGCCACCTGAAGGACAATTTGCGCTTCAATCAGCAGCACGGCACGCCCGCCATTTTCACCAGTGGCAATGACCTGCTCGATGCCCTCGACCTCAAAGCCGTGCGGAAACACTCGGCCAAGATTCGCGCCTCCCTGCTCGGCGTCACCACCACCACCGGCGGTGAGGTGCCTAATGCCATGAAGCAGGTCATGAAAAACACCCAGTCGGGAGTGCCGGCAGTGGACACCGGAAAACGCTTTGTCGAGATCCACGACGGCGCGGTCATGATTCCCCTGGGCATGAATGAAGACATCAAGTTCTTCACCAGCGGCGAGGCCGTGAATTTCGCCCAGCTCCTGGAGCATCTCACGCAGCCCTTCATCTATAACTTCGGCCTGCCGCCGGAGTGGATCTTCTCCATGGGCAGTCTCGGCGGTGCCAGTGCGCGTGCCATCCTCGACAAAGTGCGCCGCGCCTACGAAAACATGCGCGGCCTCATTTACCCGCACCTCCAATGGTGCTGGGAGTTCGTCATCGCCGATGCCATGCTGCCCGGTGGACCCTTGGAGAAATTCGCCACCGTCGATGACTGGAACGAGATCGACTTCGTGTGCGATCCCGACCCAAGCGTCGATCTCGGTCGCGATCACAAAGCGGACATGGACCGCTGGGACAGCCACCTGATCACGGCGGAAGATTACATCGAGCAACGCAGCGCCATGTCCGGCGTCTCCGTGCGTCACGCCAGCATCGATGAAAAACTCGACAATGTGCGCTACGCCATCTCCCAGGCGACCGGCAGACCCATCATTGAGGTCATGATCCCCGAGTCCATCGCCATCATCATCGGCCTCGGGCCAAAGGTCACGCAGGCCGCCAGTGGTCTCGTGGGCAGTTTATCGGCAGAGGCCATCGCGGACGAGCTAAGTGCCAATGACGACCCGGAAGATTGACACCCGCCGCGCATCATGCGCTCCTGGTTTCAAATTCGCAATGCTGGCTCCGACTCCCTCACGATCGACATCACCGATGAGATCGGCTACTTTGGTGTGTCGGCCAAAGACTTCGCTGCCCAGCTGAAAGCAGCAGGCACCCCCAAGTCCATCGTCCTCAATCTCGACACCCCAGGGGGCGACTGCAATGACGGCTTCACCATCTACGACGCGCTCAAAAACTCCGGCGCATCGATCACCGTGAACATCACCGGGATGGCGGCCTCCATGGGCAGCGTCATCATGCTGGCCGGAGAGAAAATCCGCATCGCCGAAAATGGCCGCGTCATGATCCACCGCGTCACCGGCGGGGCCGTGGGCAACGCGGACGAAATGGACGCCGCTGCCAAGGTCATCCAGCAATTCGAAAACCGGATCGTGGCTCTCTACACCGAGCGCACCGGCAAAGACGAAGCTGAGATCCGCGACCTCATGAAAGCTCAGATGGGCACCTGGTTCTTTGGCGAAGAAGCCATCGACGCAGGCTTTGCGGATGAGCTGATCAAAGGCACCCAGGCACGCGCCTTCAAAGCCGAGTGGGCCGCAAAATTCACCATGCTCCCCGCCGCATTATTTGACACGCGCCAAGACGAAACGCCCACCGCGTCCATCTCCACTCAAATCACAATGACCAAAGCCATCATCGCCCTCGCTGCACACGCTGGCATCGCTCTCTCGGGCGATGAAACGGAAGACCAAATCTGCGCTGCCATCGCCGCTCACAAGCCCGAAGCCGCCAAGTTTGAAATGAACCTCGAAGACGCGGAGACCAAGAAGATCTTCGACACCGCAGTCGGTTCCGGCATTGCCGCCGCGCTGCCCGCCGCCGTCGCTGCTGCCACCCAGCCGCTGGAAGAAAAGATCGCCGCGCTCTCCGCCCTGGTCACGCACGGTGCCGCTGGTTCCGCGCAGGGTGCTGCTGCCACCTCCGGTGCAGGCACCGCCGCCAAAGGCTCCGCGCTCGACCAGTTCAACGCCATCGAAGATCCCGCTGAGCGTCAAGCCTTCTACAACAAGAATCTGGTGGCCATCAAGGCCGCAATGAAAAACGCAGCCTAACCCTCCACCTCTGACCCCACCCTTCACTCCAAAAATATATGGCCACCCTCTTCAATGACCGTCTGTTCGCCACGCAAGCCTTCCAGCAAGTCGTGGACATGCTCGCCCCCTTGAACGCTTTCTCCACTGACCTCAGCTCCCTCGCGGGCCGTCAGGGTGAGAGCATCACCGTGCCGCTCTTCGGCTCGGCCACCGCCACCACCTACACGCAGGCAGCTGACGTCATGGAAGGCACCGGCGGCACCATCACC